ATGAATTGTTCTTTGATCAGGAGACATTGTTATAATTCCAGCTTCAGCAGCCACAATTGCAAAATTCCTAAGTTGAACATTTTCATCGTTAGCTAAGTTAATAAATAATGCAGGGTTTCTTTTAGCAAACAATAGTAAGTCTCTTCTAAGTTCTTTAGAACTCATTTGGTTCACTTTTGATCCTAATTCAACTCTTAATATAGCTTCAGCATGATCAACATCTAGTTCTCTTGCTGCATTTAAAGCATCAATCTGTAAGTCTAAATCTTGAAGTTCATCTTCCGCTACAGCTATTGCACTAAATTCATGATATAGCTTTCCTTTTAAAGGATGATATATAGATAATAATTTTTGTAGATTCTGTTGTGTTTTAGATACTTTTAACGTTCCATCTTTAAATACAATATGTCCCATCGTGCATTCACCTTTTTGTTCATCTACAAGAGGTGAGTCTTGATTCGTTGCATATCTTATTTCTCTTTGGTTACCAGTTTTTTCATCAAAATACAATAAAGCGTGTTTTCTTGTATGTCTACCTGGAATTGTTAAAGTTAAAGGAGATTTATCTCCATCTAAAAAATAGACTCTATCTTTCATTTCCCAACTTGGTTTAGTTGGTTTTGGTGCTACTTTTGTAGCTACCGGTTGAGGTGCAACCTCAATAGTTTCTGCTTTAGCTTGTTTAGCCATAATATAATAAAATTAAATAGTTATAAAAGTAATAGTTACCCCCGTTGATATAACGAGGGTAAAAATTACATTAATTTTGAATCAATTAGATTCCTTTGAATAATACAAAGTTGTTAGCAGCTTGAGTTACTAAACATCTTTCAGATAGGAAGTTTACTTCCATAGCATCAAGAGTAGAATTCATTGCTCCACCAGCAGAACCAGTTAACCAAGATTTCATTCTTCTATCATCAGCTTGAGACGCTCTATATCTTACGTGTAAGAAAGGTCTTCTGATGTTAGTTCCTAAAATTTGATCATAAACTGTAGATGTTCCAGCAGGAACTAATACACCTTCAATTGAATTGATACCTACGATTCCACCTCTTGTAGAAGCATCATTTAAGTATTTCCAATCTGTTTTGTAAAAGTCATAAGAACCTCTTCTGAAACCACTAAAACCTAAGTTTAAAGCCATTTCTTCAGAATTTTCGAATAAACCGAAAGCAGTTCCTCCAGCAAATCCACCAGAGATAGAAGCTAACATATCGTCAAAATCAAGAGATGTTTGTCTCTGTAAGAATAACATGTTTTCTTCAATAGCTCCTTGAGTGTCAAGATTTTTAAGTATTGCATCAAACTCATCAAGTCCAGCAGCAGCAGTAAATCCTACTTCTACATTTCCACGAGATTGAATAGCAGCAAATAAACCTTCAGTACCTGGTAAAACTAAGTTACCAACACCTGCACCTGCAGCGATTTGATTAAATTCACCTTCTATCATTGCCATTTCTAAGTAATCTTCGAAACGTAGTCTAGTTTCAGACTCAGCTTTTAGATACCATAGGAATCCAGAAGCACCATCTTCAGTAGCAACTTCAACCCAACCAATTTGAGCCATATCAGATCCACTAATAGTGTATTGATCTCTAATGATTATTGGTGAATTAGAAAATTGAGTTAACTGAGGTGTGATAGAGTTTCTTGGAGCAGTTCCAGCGGCAACATTACCACCTGGTACTAAGTTTGTTCCTTTAGCATAAGCAGAACCATACACAAACACTTTAACGTTTGATGCACCAGCAGCTACAACAGCAGGTACAAGTGACCCACCACCAGCAGCGACAAGTCCAGCACCAGCTACAAAAGGAACTACAGTAAAGGTACCACCAGCTCCTGGAGCTGAAGCAGTTACAATACATTTTCTTTCTGCACCTGTGTTTCCGTTCATTAATACTACAGTATCATTGATTGAAATCACATTAGTAACATTTGCGCCTACAGTTATAACATTCGCACCAGCAGCATTCGCTCCGATACCAACGCTAGCGTAACTGACGTGTAATCTATTTTGTTCAGACCAAATTACTTGATCAGAAGTCATTGGCATTTCAGCGCCAACCATTTTTAAGAATCCAGATAGAGTACGGTTTCCGTATCTTTCTACTTCTTGTTCGTAAATTTCAGGTAAAAACTGCTGAGCAAAATCATTTACTGGAGCAGCGCCTGTATTAAATTGTAGGTAGTTACTAGGCAGAAGTTGTTGAGCCTGCGAAGGTATTAAACTACCAAATTGTGGAGTTAAAGCCATTTTTTTAGTTTTTTAAATTAGTTAAATTTTCTTTTTTGAATTTTTAATTTTGTTGAATCAAATCCACTAATTGCTTTTACTTTAAAACCACCAACAGTAATATCGCCTGAACTTCCTGTTCTAGCTTTAGTATCGGTTAAATTTTTAGATTTACTAATGACGTCTTTAACGGCATCAGCCTTTCCTTGTTCGTAAAAGTGACTAGCAATTTTGTCAACATTTTCAGCAGCGTACATGGCTTTGTGATAACCAGAAGTATCCACTACGTCTCCATCTTCGTTTAAGAACTTCTTAACTAAGTTATTGAGATTCGATTGATTTTCTGCTACTTTTTCACGATTTTGAATATTGTACTTAAAACTCTTTTCTCCTACTGAGATATCAAAACCTTTGAAATCTTCGTTAAATAGTTCTTGAGTGTCATGTTTAAACTTTTCGTGTTGTTCAGTAGCCACATCTTGTTGCTTGTTGTAGCGATTAAAAAAGTCTGTAGCTTTTTGTTGGTCTTGAGTTATTCCGGGTCTCAACTTGATTTCCTCGTAATATTTTGCCTTAGTTTCCTCTAAAAAGTTTTTAGCTTTTGCAATCTCTTCTTTTTTAGCGAGTTTCTTTTTTCGGACTTCACGCTCTTCGTCCATGTCTTCATCATAGTGGAAATTATCCTCCATAACAAATCCAATTTCTTCCTCGTTTAAATGAGGTTTTGATTTTTTATAATACTCTTTTAATAAAGTATTGTCGTCAACGCTTGAATAATCAGCGTTAAGTCTTGTATAATCTTCAATGGTTCCACCAGTTTCTTCCATAAAAGTAACTAGTTTTTCAATATTTTCAGGTAATGCTTTACCTAGTATTTTTTCATCACGTATAGCTTCTTTTACTTCTTTAGTAACTTGCTTTACTTCTTGTTTTTCAACTTCGGTGATCGCAGAAAACCTTTCAACATCCTTGTTGGACTCTTGTATAGGTTCTCCCACCTCTGCGCTATTTCCGGATGGTTTTTCCACAGGTACTTCCTTTGTTTCTCCGATTTGAATGGCATCTTCTTCTTTTTTTAATACATCGTTAGGTATTGTAACCTTTGTTACATCAGGTGGTAATTCTATTAAAGGTTCTTTAATGTTAACCTTTACAATTTCTTTATCTACCGATCCTAGATTTTTTGGTGTTTTCTTTTTAGACTTTATTTTAAAGTCTCCTTCCTGTTTAACAGGTTCATTTGTTTTTACTTCTGACATAATATAATATGATTAAATAATTAAAAATTAAATAGTTGGCATTATTTCAGCCACATCTTGTTGTTCGAAATTTATAGGTGATAAATCATTTTTTCTTTGATCTATCATTTGGCTTTGTTGAGTACCTTCCATTTTTATACGAGTATCTTTACGATCTTCTATCATCTGTTCTTTTTGACCAACGGATTCCATGTCCATTTGCTTTAGTTGCATATCAAATTGATGCTGTGTTTGCATTTTTTGCATTTCTAATTGAGCAGCTAGTTCCATACGTTGTATTTCCATCTGATTGCTAGCTTGTTCAAATTGAACTTTAGAGCCAGAAATAGCTTCTTGTTTTTGTACTTCTGACATTGCTATTTTTTCAGCAGAATCTGCTTGAGCCTCAGCTTGAGCTCTAATGTTAGATTGTTGGTTCTCTTGATCTTGTTTAGCTTTAGCTTTACGCTTAATCTTAAGCATTTGATTAGCTAATTTAAGGTTTTTAATTTGTCTTAAATCTATAGCATCTTCTAGATCTATACCACCTGACTGTAGGGCTACTTGAATATTTTGTTCTAATTGAGCTTGTTGCTCTTCGTCTGGTTCTAGTTCTAAGAATATACCAAAGTCATGAAGATTTAAACTACTAACTTCTACTAATGTATTAACATTATAATTAGATATAGAATTAGTTAAAGCCTCAGCAGTTAACGGAAATTCTAGTGCATCAGCAATTTTTAATGCAATATTTTCTGCAATTCTAAGAGTTAAAAATAAACTAGCTTGCTTTATATGTCTAGTTGCTACGTTAGAAGCATTAGCTGCCATCTTTTGTAATCCTACTAATGTTTGTTTATCTGGAGTGCTTCCATCTCTAGCTTCATTAAGTCCTGTTACGTCTCTTATCATTTGTAAATAATACTGATAAGTTTGTATTAAACTTTGTATTTTTCCTTGTCCACTAGAACTATTAAGTTCTTGTATAGGAACTTTGCCAGCATTCATTTCACCGTCTTGAGTAAGTGATCTACCTACTATAGAACCAGTTTGAAAATACATATTTAAAGCTTCTGCAGCATTGTAATTTGTTCCATTACCTAAGTCAACTTCGGCTAAACCATCCATGTCTAAATAAACACCATCTGGTACCATTCTAGACATTACTTGTTGAAGCTTTAAATGAGTTAATTGAATCATATCAGCAAACCCAATACATTTACTTACTAAAGATTCTATTCTACCTTTGTAAATTCTTGGTGCGCATATAGCGTAATTCATTTCTACTTTTGTAGTATCAGCTAATGGTCTTGACATGTTCTCAGCCATTTCCCATTTAAGCATTGTATTTGTTCCTAGTACTTTTGCTCCATTATATAAAACCTCAATAGATCTTGATACTCTTTCAAACCCATCGTTTTCTGGTGGATTAAATTCATCGTTTTTTTCTAATGCTTTTTGTAATCCTTGTGGAGTCTTTTTTATTTTAAACACTTGATTGTGATAAGTCTTATAATCAAAATATAAAACCTGAACAGTGTTCTCATCATAATTTCCCCAGCCCGTTACGTACTGTCTATTTCCAGGCATTTTTTGAATAATTTCTAACTCATCTTTGCTAATACTTGGAAACTCTTTTTTAAGTTCCGGTATAGTTATAGATTTAACCTCACCAACATAATATACGTCTTCAAAATTAGGATCTTCAGTATACGAATAAACCATATAAGCTGGGTCTACATAATCAACTTTAACGCCTTCAGCAGTATTGAAGCTTGTTTTTGTAGCAGCAATACCACAGACAGTTAAATCCATGTTTAATCTACGTCTAATCAAATCATATTTGTTTTGAGCTAAAACAGATGATATAGCTTCTTCTTCTGCTATTTCAATACTTTGCTTGTATGATAATTGCATATGAAGTTCTAGTTCTTCTTCTGACTCTGGAATAGCGCTTGGATCTAGACTTTGATATAAATCAATACCTAAAGAATTTTTTAATTCTTTTAAATAGTCTTTAGCCATCATGTCTTCATATATACGAGAAGCGTAATCAGTTCTTTTCTTTACAGAGCTTGGATCTTGAGCGTAAGCTTTTATATCATAACTTTTTTGAGATATACCATTAACTACTATATCTACAAATTTAGATAAAATAGGAACTGGTTGCCAGTCTAAATTAAGATAAGACAAATCACCATTAATAGATAATTCATCTTTATATTTTTGAGGCGACTGTTCACCGCGAGCGTATAGTCTTAAATTATGAAAGTTATTCCAGTTAGTTAAATACCTATTACCGTTAGTTCTACCTTGGTCAAACCACTCATATTCAATTGCCATAGCAACTTGACTACCGTACTCTTCACTTGCTTTTTCTGCATCACTAACCACTTGACTAGGGAAGGCGCTATTGCTATTAGTATATATATTCATTTAACTTATAATTTTTGATGTAGTTCCTTTATTATCGTATTTTTTAATACCTAGTTCAACTGGTTTTATTTGGATTTTAGCTGATGGTGCATATCTATGTTTGTTACAAGCCATTAAAGCTAACCCTGAGCTTATAGAAGCATCGTGAGAAGTTCTATTGTTTATATTAAATTGAGCCCAATCTTCAAGAGTTCTTTGGAAATACATATCTCCATAACCCGTTTCTTTTATTCCAACAAAATGCTCTATGTAAGATTCTATAGCAGAAGCGTGCGCTTGCTTAATGTCTTCACTAGAATTTGGCATTCCTCCTATTTCTCTTTCTGTTATAGATAATTTATTGTGTTTCTTGTCTGGTCTATTCATAGAATATGATCTATATCCTCTTCTTTTAAAATGATATAATAATCTAGGTTTGTTATTTTC